CGCTCATGCTCTACCCGCCATAATAATAAGCAAACCCATAACGCCCCAACCAAGCAAGCAAATAGTTGTAATCATTTTTCCTTCTTTCTCATAGGTTGTAGTCCTGCTGCTACGGCTAAATCAAAAGCCCTAACATTTATTGCGTCAGCGACATCGGTATCGCTCATTTCTTCCAGTAACTCAGTTGGGATACCAACTGCGTCAATCATTCCCCAGACATCGTGCGTTGAGTAGGCAAGTTGGAAAGCCGTAAATTTCTTTAGGGCTTGTAGTTTCTTGCGTTGCTCCAGACGATAGCGGGCGTCACTCATCTTGCTTGCCTTGGGCTATATCAGCGCAAATTGCTTGGACTCCTAACAAGGCGTTATCGAGGCTTCCTGCTGCTTTCATAATTTGCTTACGATTCTGGACAGGTTTCCATGCCATGATGTCTTTAACGATTTCTTGGCGAATCTGGGCTTCTAAAGTCTTGACCATTTTGCGCGTTAAATCATCATGCCTACCAGTTGGAGTGTCCAGAATTAACTGACCATTCTCCACTTTCCAATGATTACCTTTGCATTTCCCGAACACGCTAACCTACTTTCTTTGCCTTGTAGAGATTTTGCGCTACGCGAAACGCGTAACTGACTAGGTCGTCTAAGTCTTTGCTTGCTGCCTCGTCAATAGCCAAGAGAGCAATTCGACCAAAGCGCTTAGTCATCTGTCCGATTCTCCCTATCTCACTAGCAGTCAGTTTTCGACTTTGTAACTCACTAACATACCAAACCGTTAGAGCAATAGCACCACCAATATCGTTAGACGCGTGAAGTTTGTCCCACTCATCTTCNACCAGTTTTGAGATATTCCANGCATTTATCCCATTTTGNCGCGCTTCTTGTAGTTTGTTCTGAATTGACTCAACAGATAACTTTGCCGATTTCACCCGAGGAATTGCGATAGCAATTTCTGAGGATGTTTGTAAATTATGTGTATCTGTATATGTATCTGTATCTGGTTCCATTAGTAATTCATTAACTAATGCATTAGTAATGCCATTAGTTTTTTCTTGGTGCTTTTTGACTCGGTTGCGGTTGGCTTCTTTATCCGCTTCCACCTGCGCCTTGCTGCTTTGATAGGTCAAGTAGTCATGAATGTCGAAACCGTTACGCGTTGGCATTTCGCGCCATAATCCCGCCTCAGTCAATTCCACCACCAGCGACATATTTCCATTCGCTAACTTGGCGGTTACTCCCATAGGCACGAATCCATCCGTCAGAAAACGCCCGCAGTAGCAAAGCGCCTCGATATGGAGTCGGAAGGCTTCGTTGGACAAGCCAATAACTTTCGGGTGGTCAGGGAAGGAATCGTCTAACTTAATCCAAGTCACCTACTTCACCGACAATCTGGTGGAAGGGTTGCCCACCTTCTTGGGAACATAACCTAGCAACTTCTCCACTTCCGCCTCGTCTACCGTAGAGCGACCCGCCATCTCGCTCCATGTAACGGTGACCCCTTCTGGACTTACCCCAGAAACGCCTTCTAAGGCGGTTTTGAGACCCGCTTGCTCGTCCTCTAGTGTCTTTACCAAGCGGTTGATTTCTAAGTAGCGAGAAGCGGCTTTAACGGCAATTTCATCTTCGATTACTGAACTGGCTGCCGCCGCTTTTTCTTTTCCCGAGCAAAGGTCACCAAAATACTCGCAATAGTGCTGGCAGAAAGAAACCGCGTCACGCTCTGGCGCTGGTTGCTCGTCTCTGGACTTCACATCTTCTAGCCACGCGAGCGCCTGCTCAGCGATTTCCTCTGACCATTCCTCGGTATGGACTTTTATATGACGCTCGTCTCCGTCTCTTGGAATTCCAAAGAGGGAAACTGTCTTGACCGTATGACCATTTTTAGTCAAGAGTAAGCCGTAGAGATGAACCTGCCACCGTTGCTGCTGGTTCGGGAAATAGGCAAGGTTCTTAGTTTTTGTAGTTTTCCAATCTACAAGCGCGCCACTTTCTGGGATAAATAAATCCACATGACCTTTAAGACCGTTATATTCCACTTCCGTCTCCAGCATAAACTTTTCACCAAAGGCGTCTAGTCGGTGGATGGCTCGCTCGATTTCATGGTGGATAGCCGTACCCATGAGAGCAGGAAGTTTAAGAGTCTTATTCGTTCCCTCTTTGCCTTGAAGTTGTAGCCACACTTTAGGTCGGCAGTCACCGATTTGGCTCGGTCCTATCTCCACCTGATTACTACGGTCACGCGCCTTGTCTGCTTTTTGTAGCGCGTCAATTAAGAATTCCTGAATCTCCATCATGCCCCCACTTCATAGGAGGTACGAACGCTCGTACCTACTGACCTTGTTATGTCTACTTGCTGGCGAAGCCTTTGAGCATTTGCTCTTGCTGCCTTAACCATCGCTTCTGCCGTATTGAGACGGAGAAAAGCACTTTCGTTGGCTACCAGAGCCGAGTCCTCTACTTCTTGGACGCGCATTTTGGTATCCGTACCACGATAACTCAACCGCACCTTAGCGACCCCAAGTTGGTAAGCACCGAAGGCTAGGTGATATTCCTTCTCCGCTTCCACCAAGTCATGGTGCGCGTTATCTATTTCTTTACTCAGAGCGACTAATCGTTGCTCCACTTTCTCTGGCGTCAGAATTGCCATCGTTATCCCTTCCGCAGTAGTTACATTTCATTCCTTGGTAGTACCAAGCACCACATACACAACGCTTCACGGGTTCGCTCACCAGCGCGTAAAACCGATAAAGATTGCTACCGCAATTGCTGCCCAAGCAAATGTCCAGCCGATACGAGACATGAGTAAATCGTGCTTAAACTTTTGGTAGCGCATTTCGTCATCCCGTAAATCTTCCCAATACATCATCTCGTTCCACTTTTCCCAGTCATCTTCATAAAGAGTTTTCATGCTGACTCCTTTAGTTCTATCTGGTAGTTAATCGAACATACTTTGCAAACATAAACCCGAAAGTTTAAGTAATCTCCTTTATAAAGTTTCTTATTTGCCGCGTCACACATAGTGCATTTCGCCATCACGCCAACTCCTTCTCTATGGCTTGAATAGTCAAAAAGGGATAAGGGCGACCTCTTCGCGCAATTTTTTCTTTTTTCCCATTATCTACTCCTTATTGACACTTAGCGCTATTAGGCTCGGCGGTTAGGGCCTGGGTGGTCTTGTATATCATGGTGGTACCGTTGCAAAACTCAGAGACGCCGTTAGGTAGGGACACTACAGAAGTCTTAGGGTCTGGCGCCACAGTCACTTGCGGACTGGGAGTTGCGGGCGTGCTTACTGAGCGGTCGTGAGCGTTCGCAATTACCACACCTATAACTATGGCAAAAATAACTCCAACAAGACCTATAAGCAAAGGTGCTGCGTTGTCTCCGTTTGGGTCACCCATTATGCGTTCTCCTTCTCGATGACTCGGTTAGTTGACCACTCCATATAACGATTGTGGAAACAGTTAAAGCAATACTTGCCCCACTTGTTAAAAGCGTTTAACTCTGTACGGCAATCAAGGCAGTTCATAGTTCATGCCCGCAGTTATGGCAAGTTTTGACTTTGCGCTTAACGATTTCTCGCCCTTCTACAAAAGGCGGAAGGACATAAACAGCACAACGGTCTCGCTTTTCCGTTAGACGCGCAACCAATCCCGCTTTATGTAGAACCGACAAGATTCCCGAGGCAGTACCATGATGCCAACGAAAATGGTTAGCAAGTTCTGCCCAAGTGATACCGTAATCATGCTGACCGTCTAAGTAATTAAGAACCATTTTCTGACGGCGAAAAGTTGTCCCGTCACCGTCTTGCGAAATAGCCCGCTCTTTGCTTGTCTCGCTTCCCGACCAGCCCGAAGTGCCAGCGTAAGGAAGAATTGGCTCTGAGAAATCTATCTCGTCCATATCACACCAACTCGAATGGTTCTAGCGGGAAACCTTCCATGAATTCTTTGGGAGTGCAAACCATAAAGATTTCACCCGCAAAAATTCCCGAAGGCGTGTGCATGGTTTCTTCGTCTACCTGCTCAAAAGAAAAGTATGCGTCACTTTCGTCCTTAGATTCTTTCCAACGGATACGCGCAGTAACGCCAACCGCCGAACCGAAAGGACTCGGGTTGGTCGGAGAATAAAGTTCTTCCTGCTTNTGGAGTTCGTTTTCNGCGTTGCCATGAACGACTTCATCTACAAGATTTTGAGTAAGGTCAATAAGTTCCAAAGCCAACTGCTTGACCTTAATCAAGTCATCTACGAATTCACGCGAATACTTTGGCTTGGTCACGACCCCACCTTTTCTGTAAAGGCTTTGCGCGCTTCCAGAATGCAATTACGCAAAGAAACTTTCTGGTCATTAACAGTTACTTCTTCATCAAGTTGAGGCTCGAAGTTCTTCCAAATATCGCGCAACTCATCTTCGTTATTGCTTGCGACAATTGCTAAAACGATAGCCTCAGGGTCGGTAGGTTTGTAATCCTTCTTAGCCTTTGCTTGCGGGATAGCAGGTGCTTCTACGACAACTGCTGGTGACTCCACCATAAACCGATTAGCAGGTTCTTCGGCTTGGTTCATCTCATCGTTGGTATAGATACCCGACAAGTCTTGCGGAAATGCTTTGCGAAGCGCGAGTGCCTCAGCGCACTTGCCCAACATAAGGTCAGGCATTTTTTTCCACATTGGGCTAGAAGGAACGGCGTAGGAATCCCACTTAGCAATCGCGTAGAGGGCTTCCTCGAAACCCTTGCGATAAACGCCTACACGCGCTGCTGACGGAAACTCTTTGGAGAGCCATACTTCTTTCCAGACACCATCATCACCGCACCACTCGGTCGGAGTTTGACCTGCGTACTCGCCAGAGCGTTGCGCGATAATACGAAAGCCATCTATGCTGGTTTGGATTTGCGCCTTACCACCGCGCTCAATCATGTAAATCTGTCGTGCGAATGGGTCTAAGCCAGTTTTCTGTGAATAGTGGAGAAGGACTGCTAAATCTCCCTTGCTTACATTTCCCAGACCTAGTTGCTTGAGTGCTGCTACTTGCTTCTCATCCCAGAAACCTTGCGTGGGTGAGACGGCGAGAGTTGCGTTTTGTGTCATTTGCTTGCCTTCCTGATTCTGGGTTTCCCCGATGGATGTAACTTTTCCTTCATATCTTCTAACGCCTTTTCCTCGAAACTGCCGATAACTTCATGGAGATTAGAAATGACCGCCCAAGTCAAAGCGGGGTCATCTACGGCTACTGCCTTCTTGAGATTAACCGCAGCATTAACCATAAACATACGAACATGAGCGTCCATTAAATTTTCCCCCATCGGTATCCGCAGGTATTGCCATTACAACCCCACCAGAGGTTGCAATCGACATAGTAGATAAGACCACCGACAATCGCTCCAAAGACCAAAAGAACGATTACGCCTCGGCGGGTAAAGTGCCAAGTGGACTCGCGCTCAACCCAAGTGCCAAAGACATAGGAGAGGGCAGCGCCGACTAGCGGCGCTACCACGAAACCAACGATTAGATTTAGCATTATGCGTCTCCTTGGCTGATATGGAGACGATACATCTGGGTTACTTTGGTATTAAGAATACGGTTTGCGTACTCGTCAGCGAGCATGGTTGCTTCGGCTTTGTTATTAGCGTAAACCCAACCGCGAGTTTCATTCTCAAAAGAAACCGCGTAACGGAAACGACCTTGTCCGTTATCACTAAAAGCAATTACTAAATCATTGTCAGAAACCAACGAATTTAACTGGTTATTTGCCATTTTTACTACCTACCCTTTTTCTTTTAGACGACCTTGCGCCGTCTTATGCCTTAATTTTAGGATGAGATTTTTAGTTGGACAACCATCTTCAGGAAAAGATTTTAGAAAAGTTTTAGCGGGGGAGACGGAAAAGTATCTCCCCCACCACTTAACTTTTAGAGAAGCGCGAGCGCCTTAGTTTTGAGTTCGTCACCAGCGCCAGTAAGGATTCGCTCTGCGCGCATTACTTCCTTATCGCTGCCACCGCGTACTGGCTTAAACCAGTCAGCGTATTCGGCAACTGCGTTAAATGCTGCGTACTTGCTTCCGCGAATACCGTCTTGGGTTGGAGCATTCCAGAGGTTAAGCAAATCCCCGCGCATGGTTTCCGAAGTTGTAATCTTGGTCTTGGTATCCATGTCGTAGTTAATAGGGACGATAGTTTCGACTAACTTTTCGTAATCGGTGCTAGAAAAGTCAGCGTTGAGAAGTTCGTATACTTCTTGCTCGAAAGCGTCTTGGTACTTATAGATAAGACCAAGTGTCTCCTGAACCTGAGCAACCTTGCCCTTTAATCCGCTCGTATGCTTGAGCGAAATCTTGGCAGGCGCGCTACGGACAACTCGGCGAATCTGGTTGGTGCAGGCAAGACGGACAGGAGTGACGCCGACATTAAAAGCGGTCGAACCGTCATGGGAGTTAGAAGCGAAAAGATACATCTGGGTTGAATCGTTAGCAATAGTGACGGTGCTTGGCATTTCGATAGAAACATAAGTGCGCTTGCCGCCAGCCAAAGTGCCGACAGAATCGAAATTAGCACCCGACTCATCTACGAGCAGGTTAAGAAAATCGAACGCCTCGACATCTTGGATAGGAACATAACGCTTGCCGACTACACCAAGAGGAACAAGGTCTGTCGCGGTTTGGCGGTAGGTCATAAACTTGTCTGGTACAGAAATGGTGGAAACGCCTTCTTCGGTCATCACAGTAGCGTTTACGGCGTAATCTGACACCTTTACTTCGCCGTCAAGACCCGCGATATGGAGCGCCTCCTTAATGGTGCTTGCTGACTGGGCGCGAGCGCCAAGACGGTACTGCGGTGCTACGCGATTTGCTGGTTTTACTAGCATGATTTGCCTTTCGGTTAAAAAGAATCCCCTGCGGATTCTTTAGTGCCTACCGAGGGAATCGAACCCTCGCAAGTTCCAAAGTAGGCGATTACTGCTAGATACGAGAAACGAGCAACCAGCCCATTTCCTCTACGCGCCAAGTGTAAACGGTTTTGCTTTCAGAATAGTAAAGTTGAATTTCGTCACCAACGCTGAGAGCGGTATGAGTACGGCGTGGGTCAAGAAGTGGCTCGATGGTATTCCAGAGGACACCTTGGTAGCGATTGGTATTTGAGTAAAGCGAGTCAAGCAACCAAAGCGTATGCTCTCCGTTGGAATAGTCGTGAGGCAAAACGAAACTTACAGAAGAAACAATTCTGCCCTTTTCTGCTGCCGTAGCAGCAAAGGCTTTCCAAGTAATAGTAACGGTGGTAGAAACCAACGAGTTTAACTGGTTTTCTGAGATAGTTGCTTGAGACATTTGCCGCTCCTTATTTTCTAGACGACCCGATGCCGTCTTATGCTTAAATTTTAGGATGAATTTCTAAGCAGGACAACCAAATTTTAGGAAAAAGTTTTAACTTTTTTTGCCGCCCAAATCATGTCCTCTACCAACGCCCACTCATCTGCTTCTGCTGCTCGCCAGATTGGAGCAAGTGTCTCGAAATCAAGTTCGGTGGTATCTACTTCCGCTATGCGCGCCATTTCTTTGACGCGCATAATCTTCTTTCCGCGATTGCAGTTGGGAGTCATTATGCCTCCACGAAACGCTCGAAGGGGAAACCTTTAACATCGTCATAGCAGGTATGGCAGTATGGAAACTTCCGTCCATCCATGCCTTTGACGAGTTTAAAGAAGTCAGTATCGCCACACGCGCAGCGTGGGGTGTCTCCTGTCTTAAGAATTGTCTCGAAAGCAAAGAGCGCCATATCGGCATTCCTGTAAGTAGCAAGAATGAACGAACCCTTTTCGCCGTAAGCGGCAAGATGGTAGCGGCGAGAATTCCAGACATTTTCCTCGGCAGTTGAGTAAAGAACTGCCTCTTGGTAAAACTTATTGGTGGCATTTTTATACCACTTGATAATGCTTTCGCCTTGGATAACTGTAACGGTTGAGACGGTTGAAACTAACGATTCGCGTTGGTTAGACGACTTGGACATTTCCTACCCCTTTGTTTAACTAGACGACCGAGCGCCGTCTATGCTTAAATTTTAGGATAGAAGTGTTACAAAACCAACCAATCTAACCAATTATTTTGTTAGGGGTAGAATCCCGATATGACCTACATCTTCGTTTCCCTCGGTGCCTTGACGGTTGGAATAGATAGTGACGCCAACTATCCTGACGCAATAGATGACATTACTAATCGCACTAAGAACCTGCTTAATGAGGCTCTGGAAATGTGCAAGGAGAAAGGTTTAGACCCGTTGGCTGAGTACGCAACGGTTCCAGATTTTGACGATTACGATGACGAGGACGAGGATTAGTTGCCCCCGCTTTTCGCGTATGTCTACGAGTTTTCTGAATGTCGCAATCCCGAAGATGGAATTGACGACTCAGTTCTCGATTTAATCTAGCCAGACTTTATACTCGGCGGTAACCCGACCTTTATCGGGGTCTATGAAATGGAGTCTCTGTGAAGGAATGGCTGAAGCGGCTAGCAAGTCTCGTGCGTAGCGGTTATCTGACTCCGTCGAACCAGTTTGGTAGACACTTCCGAGTCCATTAGCCATCGGCCAGCAAGCGTGAGTGTGATAGTGACCGACATAGACATCTCTAAATTCCCAAGGGTAAGCACCTGAGCGCCAACGGTTAGCGTGTTGGACGATAGCGGTGGGAGAGGCAAATCCATTACGCCCCACTTCGTCACCATGAATAAGAAGTGCGCGATAGTTTCCTACTTGGACTCTCTGGACATCCTCTGGGCAATCTTCCCAAGTTAGACGCTTTTCGTTTTCGAGCAACTGACGCGCTAATTCGTAGCACATTCTGTCTATGTTGTCGTTCTTAGGAACATCCGCTCTCTTGCTACCAATTCTTCCATGGTTGCCCCACTCGGCAACGACAGTTACCTTTTCATAAATAGATAGCGCCCGCCGTACTGTCTCAACGATTAAGCGCGAGACATTTACATACTGACCAAAGATAGTTGCGTCTACTTCGTGAAGTTGAGCGGGATAGTTAAAAAGACCTTCCACCATATCGCCACCAAAAAGAATGACCACATCTTTGACGGGATGGTGAGTGCGTTGGATGTCAGTAATCTTTTCTGCTTTATCCACGAAACCAAAAACGCGTTTCCGCATGACTTCCGAGTTATAAGAAGAAGTCATCTTTGACCCTTGCCAGTCGGTCATGTGCCAAAGAGCGACCTCTGCCGCTTTTTTGCGCGTATCTACTTTTGGTGGAGTAATAGCGGGAATAGCACCAAGAGCCAAAGTAGCGTCACGCGCTGCTTGGATAGTTGCCTCAACTAATTCGTTAGTGCGTTGCTTGGCTTCCAGTAATTGCTTTTGAGTGCGAACAAGCGCCCTACGCAATTCCGTGACATCTTGTGATTCGATTTCTGGTGGCAACTCACTTAAACGCTTATCAAGAGTCATGACGGAACTTCACCATGTCTAGGGCGTGAGTTGTGTAACCCAATTTATCGTTCCATGAATCTAGATGGTCGGGGTTGGCAATACACCGTACTGACTTAAATGCGTCCATCATGAGCGCCACTTGGTAGGCGGGAATGTCGTGGGTGAGATTAAGCATGGCTCCCCAAATACGACCAATCATGCGGAAGTTGGGAAGCGGGTCACCGTATTCTTCTTGACGGTTTTCTAGAATCTTTTTTACTTGGTCGGACATTTGCAATTCCCCTGCCTATGAGTATTAAAGTTATTATCGCTGGTTCGGTAACCTTCTTGACGAAGTGCCAAGACGAGAGCGTGAGTAGAGACGCCGTTAGCGATGGCGTCTAGTAGGGTTTTTCTATCCCCTTCGGATAGTTTCTCAATAAGCAAACCAACCGCGCAAAGATTGCTTTCTTTTTTTACATGAGCCTGAATTGCGTCTGATAAAGCCATGAAAGAAATGTAGCAGTAAAGACTTAAAGATGGAAGTTAAGAAACCACCTGATTGTTGACATACGGAGTCACGATATGCGACTCGGGCTGGACATCTGGGCGGCTGGTTGGGTTATGGGGAACGCAACCCCCGCCGATAAAACTTGGCAGGACATACATAAGCACTTTTTTAATATCAGTAGAAAATCCCGTAGCGCCCCATGTGGTCATGGCAGTACCAGCGGCAAGCGTCAGCGCCTTAGGGTCGGTTACATGGAAACGAATCATGGCAGTTCTTTCATAAGTAAATCATAGGTGGTCTGGTTCATAGCCCCTTGGACGAGGTTGTGAGCCTTCTGGAAGGCTTTTAAGGCGCTTTGGTCACCCATTGTCCAAGCACTATTTTCGGCGACCGCAGGGAGCAATCCAGCCTTAAAAAGAGCCTTCTCTACGGCAAGGGTCGAAGCACTTTTCGCCTTAGGCACGAAATCACTAGCCTTCCACGCGGGAGCGCTAAAAGTTGTAGTTACTTTAGTTGTCGTGGGGGTTGTCTGATGAGTAGCCGCAACCC